ATAGTAAATGGTGGAAATTGCAGTCCAGTAATTGAATTTAGTCCAGAAATAGAATGGATTCTTGATGCTGGTGGCTTTGGTGGCATTTCTGGTGGTGGTGATTCTGCAGAAATGGTTAAAAATAAAGAAGATCCAGAATTAAGCCCTATTGAGAATTCTGGATCTGGCAATGCTCAAGCTCTTCCTAGTGAATACAATTACACTATTCCTCAAGAAGATAGAGTTGTTCTTTTAGAAAAATCAACTGCTGCTCATACTACAGCAAATAAACCTTTCGATCAGGCTAGAAGTATAAAAGGAGAATTAAGCATAATTGGAGATAGAGACTATTATGATTTGGTTGAAAAAATTGGAAAGTATGTTTCCATTATAGTTATAAGTCCATTTTCAATAGGTGATGATGGTGGAAGAAATTGTGATACTTGGCTTGCAAAGCCACCAATAAATAAAATTTTATCCAATAAAAAATGGATGATCATGGGCGTAGATCATCAGATTGAAGCAGGTAAATATATAACTAAGTTATCTGTAAGTCTACCAGTTCCAAATGCAGAGCTTAGTGTTAATGAACCTATTGGTGGAAATGGATCTGAGGGTCCTTTCGTGGATGAGGTTGGAACTGGTAGTTTTAAAGGCGAAACAGAATAAAAATTAATGGGAAAATAATATGAGTTTAAATGAAAAAATTGCTATGCTTGAAAGAAGAATTGAAAGTTTACAGCTTCAACTTGGAGATGTTGATTATTCAACAAAAGCAATTTCTAGATCTGATCAACAAAATAAAGCTCCAGATACCAAAGATATGTTTTTTGGTGTTATGGTTGGTTTAGTAATTGAAACAATCGACATATGGAAGCAAAATAGAATCAAATTTTTTCATCCAAAATTACATCGTGCCGATTGTACAATAAAAGAACTTCCTTGGGCTAATCCAATTTCAGCTATGGGAGGATTTGATGATTCTGGTTTAAGTTGGGTTCCACCTGCAGGATCATCAGTTGCTTTAATTTTTGAAAGTGGTCAGCGATCTTCAGCATATTATATTGGAACTGTATGGGCTAGAAATCGTGGTCCAGACGGAAAACACAATTGGGGTGTTGATCAACTCATGGATGAGTATAACAAGATTCACGAAGGTCGTAGAAAAGGATATTTAGTTGGTCCAAATGATGGATCTCAAGTTTTGCCTCCTTGGAACACAGAGTCTTATAATGGCTTTGATTTAACATCTATTCTTGATTTTGCTGATAAACCAGAAGTTCAAAAACTTATAACATATCCAAACATTTATGGATTTAAAACTCCAGAAAAGCATATGCTTAAAATGGTTGATGGAGATCCTAAATGTAATCGAAGATGGAAAAGAATAGAATTAATGTCAAGTACTGGCAATTGGATTATGATGAAGGATGACCATCTTCATTATGCAGGTCAATGGGCGCATCCAGATTGTAGAGTTACATATCCAAATACTAATGAAATAGTTGCAGATGATGATGTGAGTTGCCTTGCTGGTGTTCCAGAAAAGCCATATCCAGATTTAGCAAGATCGATTGGTATTGATAGAGGAATAACATCAACTAATACTTCTGGAGATAATGTAAATTCAGAAAGTTACACCGATTTAAGTGACAGTGGCAAGGCTTTAGCAAAGCAAGAACAAAAAGCAAAAGACATTTTACCAAAAATAGAAAATACTTCAGAAATTCCCATATGTGGACAATTAATTCCAAGATTCAAATCAAACGCAAGAACTGGTCATCCAAAATCAACACATTACAAAGATCAAATTGGTCAAAATCCTTATTTTAAACACGAAAATGAATGTCGTCCATATAAAGGACCAGAAACTCCACAAAACAACACATGTGATCTTCCTCAAACTGGCATTCAATTAATGTCAGTTTCTGGTCATACATTCGTAATGGATGATTCTGTTCGTCATCCCGAAGGAATTCCAGATTGGGAAAGAAGTACTAAGCCATTTAATTTTGGTTCTGGCGATGTTTATGAGGGCAGAACTTATATGAAATCTGCCACTGGTCATATGATTGAAATGAGTGACTTAGAGAAAGAAAGTAATATAAGAAGCGAATGGAATGGAATTAAACTTCTTACTGCTCATGGCAATAAAATTGAGCTTAACGATCATGAAAAACAAAAATGCATAGCTGGAAAACATCATGGTATAAGCATGCAAACATCAAGTAAACATCAATTTGAAATGATTGATGAGGAACTTGACTATTGTTACGAATCGAGAAAAAGTCTTTCTCCAGAAAAACAAAACGAAGAGCAAAATCCAGTTGGTCATGGAGGAGATCCACAGCCATTATCGAAAAAAGCATATGTAAAAATTAGAAGTGGATATGGTCTAGAATTTTCCATGCGTGATGATTTTGATCAACAAAAAACTGATCAACAATATATTCAAATATATTGTCCTCACCATGACAATTGTCGTGGTCCTCACATTCACAGATATCAAGAAAAGAAAGATGGTCCCGGATATGTGTTCTTAAGAGTTGCTGGAAATCATATAGTTGCCACAACTGATGATCACATTGAAGTGATTGGAGATATTGGTGGCTGCTCTAAACCTGCAAATAAGATTGAAATTATCAGTAAATTCAAACTTGTTTACACTAAAAATTACTATGTAAATATGACAGATAAATCGCACATATTCTTTGCAAAAGAATTTATAGCTTTATTAGCTGGAACTGCAGGGGAAAAGGATTCTCCAAAAATTGGAATGGTTCTTATGTATGATCCATCTACTGGTGCAATTAGGGCAAGTTCAAAAGTTATTGGTAGTTTGGGAAAGAAAGATCCTTGTATGAGCATATTTAGTATGTTGCCTTTTGCTAAAAATAAATGTGACAACGATCCTAATACATAAGGCATTAACTCATGATTAATATAAAAAGTTTTAAAGGTGTTCCATATCCAATTACAAAAACTCCGAAAGGATTTTTTTACATTCAACATGGTATCGATCAAATAAAATCAGATTTGATTGTTTTATTGCTAACCAATCCAAGAGAGAGAGTGATGTTGGCTAATTATGGAACTCCGTTAAGAAAGTTGTTCTTTAATCCTAACGATCCAGTAACTGTGCGTGAAGCACGAGATATGATTGCCTTATCTATAAGAACTTGGGAACCAAGAGTAGCAATAGAAAACATATATATTCAAAGTGGATTAGACAAAAATAGTGCGAATCCATTAGATGACAATCCCACAAATGAAAGTGTTTTACTTATAAGAATTACATTTTTTGATAGGTTAGAAATTACGAAAATACAAGAATTAAAATTAGAAATACCATTGGGGGCATAGGATGACAAATAATTGTCCATTTAATATTGAACCTTACGCAACTTCTGAAGTAATCGGAAAACCTAATGTGTTTAATTTGAATTATACCAATCAAGATTTTTGGTCTATGAAAACAAGATTGATTGAATTCACACAGCAGCGGTTTTCGAATGAGTTTACAGATTTTGTAGAATCATCTTTAGCAATTATGCTTATTGAAAATTGGGCATTTATAGCAGACACACTTTCATTCAAATTAGATCAAATTGCAAATGAAATTTTTATTGATACTGTTTCTGAAATTGACAATGCTTTTAGGCTTTGCAAACTAGTTGGCTACAATCCACAACCACCAGTAGCAGCAAAAAGTTATTGGACAGCATCATTAAACAATCCGATCACAACAGATGTTAGAATACCAACGCCAATTTCATTTCAAGTTAATGGCGGAGGAACTTCAGTAACCATAGAATTATTTTCTGCTGATTCAGATGGAAATCCTATTTTCGATGAAGACATTATAATTTCAGCAAACAGTGTGGTAAATGCTAGTATTATTGGACTGCAAGGGAAAACAATATTTGAAGAAATTTCAAGTAACGGATCTAGAAATCAAACAATTCAATCTAGAAAAAAATCAGTCATATATGATTCCATGCAAGTTTTTGTAGATGGAGTGATGTGGAATAAAGTCGATTACTTTACTGAATCTCAACCATTCAGAGAATACAGAGTTGAATTTAATTCAGATTTTGCAGTATATTTCATTTTTGGAAATGGAGTTGCTGGTATGGTTCCATCGAAAGGATCTAAAATCAGCATATATTATAGGACTGGTGGTGGAACTATTGGAAATCTTGTAACAAATGCAACACAAAGTTCTGTATTGGTTAATGTTCCGGGATTAAATTATCCAATAGGTGTATTTTTGAACAATTACACCAAAGCACAATATGGATATGACGGAGATACGATTGAAGATATTAGAAGAAAATTGCCAATGTATCTTAGAACTCAAGATAGAGCAGTTACAGGTTTAGATTATAAGACTCTTACTGACTTATATGTATCTCCATATAATGGTCAGATTGGAAAATCTGTTGCTGTTTTAAGAAATCATGGGTGTGCAGCAAATATCATAGACATTTATATTCTTTCTAGAAAAGATAAAAACACTTTAGAGGTTGCTAGTGACCAACTGAAAACAGAATTAATGTCTTACATAGAATCCAAAAAAATGATTACAGATTATGTCTGTATAAAAGACGGGGTGGTTGTCAATGTTGATGTAAATATTTCTATCACAATGGATAAATTATATAGAAAATTTGAAGATGAGCTTAGAGTTAAAATTTCAAATAGAATAGATGCATTTTTCAGCATTAATCGTTGGGAGTATGGCAGAACATTAAAAGAAAACGATCTAATAAAAGAATTTTCTGATTTAAAAGAAATTAAATCAGTTGATATTACATTTAATACAGATGATATAACTTTAGGTGCTACAAATATTGTTACAACTAAATTTTATGAAATAATTAGATCTGACATTATTGAATTAGGATTCGTTTACGAATAATTACAATGGCACAAAAAAAAATATCTGAGAATCCAAAAATAACTGATGAAATCATTTTTGAGTTAGAAACTCCAGATGATGATGGTTGCCTTTTGTCTGATCCTTATAAGGTTGACAAAATAGTTATATACTTCATAGAAAGAAGTTTTATTGATCCAACAGTCAATGAATATACGCAAGACATTTATGAAAAAGAAAAACTACAAACAACATTGGTATCTGAAAAATTAGCTTGTGATTATCCAACTGAAGAAAATATATTTAAAGCCAGAAAGAATAGAGCCAATTTTGAATCAAGTATTACACAACAAAAATTTTATTACAAAGACGCAACACCAATATTCACTCTTGGCAATCCAGAATTTCCAGCTTGGTTATCTACAGACCAAGACAATGCATTAATTAAAAAAGTATCTACAGACGCAAATGGAAATACTTTATATGGTAATTTTCAATACATTTGGGATGCTCAAGGATATCGTGAAGGTGATTATTTCATTTGTTTGACTTGGACTTCTGTAATTGCCGGCACAACAAAATCAAGTCATCAAAAATTCAATTTATTAGGTGATACAAGAGCTACGGCAGTTCCATCGCATTTTACTGTTCCAGAAAAATATGCGACTTTGTTTGAAAGATATACTCCAGAAATATTTAAAATAAGATTCAGTGAATTCGATAGAACTCCAGATGTTATAAACAAATTAAATTTAGCTACTGCTGATGGATTTACCATTCTTGAAGATTATGCGAATCAAATTATTGATTTATTTGATGCAAATGTAGTGAATGAAAAACTATTGCCATTTTTATCAAATCTTTTCAGCTTGAAGCTTAAATCAAATGATCCTTATTTGTGGAGAAGACAGATAAAGAGAGCAATGCCAATCTTCAAAAAGAAAGGAACCACAAGTGGTCTAATAGAATCTCTGGATCAATCTGGCATTAAATTTATAAAGTATACAAGGTTATGGCAGGTAATTAGTGATTATACTTGGCAAGAAGTGTTTACTTATGATGGAAATTTAAATACTTTTGTATTAGAAAAAACAGCATTGTCATTAGATTTGAATAATTTTGAATTATATATTCGTTATTCTAATAGCGACACATGGGATTTGTTAACATTAGATTATATTGAATTTGGAAATATAGATGGTATTTCGACTATAGAATGGATTGGTGAAACTCTTTCGGTAAATCCAATAACATTAGAAAATGGCGATTCGATCAGAATATTATATAAATATAATGAAATCAATAGTCCTTCTGAACAATCGATAGAAGATTATGTAAGAACTTTATCACTCTCTGACACCAGAGATGAAAGGGATCAAGAGTACCCATTAAAAAATTGGAATGTAAGATTAATTGAAGAGACAGATCCATTATTTGATATTATTATTCCAACAAAAAATCCATTTCATGACAATGTTATATTTGGAAAAGTAAAAACAGAATTTCCATTTTCAGAAAACATTTATAACATGGATGAATACAATGGATCGATTAGAAATTCAAATGATCCATGTGATATTGACAAGAATTTCATCGATCCATGCTTTAGTAGTTTGAGCAGTAAATACAATATAGATTTAGAAATCAAAAATTTAAGTGATGATAGAATTATTGAGGCTTATGAAGTTCTCAGTGAATCTTTACCTTTTCATGCAATTTTACATGTAATGAATATTTATGGAGGTTTTGAAGAAGTCATAATGCCACCAATTGAAGAAATTGAGGCTCTTATGACTTACAAGGAAAACGAATTTATCATTTCTGGAAATGCACAAATGTGGTTTAGTAGGGGCATGAGAAATGGTCGTAATACATCTGCCATATTGAGAAATGCATTGGCTAGTTCTACTATTGTAAATTCTGGATCTGGAATTGCTTATAACGATAGTGTAGTTTTATTTTCTGGTGAGGTTAACTTTAAACAAATTGGTGTTATTTCAAATGGAACAGGAATTTTAAAGGTTTTGGGTGGTACTTTAGCTGGTGAGTATACAATTCAAAATCCTTTCGCAAATACAATTGAAGTAAATACAGTGTCAGAGCCATTAGATGAAACTAATTCTGTATTTGCTAATTCTTTATTAGGAATTGATTCAAGAGCATTTTCATTTAGAATTTCAAATCCAGTTGACTCAACAAGTAATATAAACATATATCAAGATAATATCTTTTCTTTTTCAGATAGCAGTAAAGATTTTGCTGAATTTAAATCTCTTTGGGATGTTGCCGAAGGATATTCGTCTGGTTCGTGGAAAATTAAAATTATTGCATATTCAGCAACATCCTATGATATCTTAAATATTCTACCAAATAAAATATTATTATTACAAGATGATGGAACGCTTCCGTCAACATCTGTAAGCTCTGTGTCTTATGAGGCATACGATAAAGATAACAATTTATTATTCTCATCTACAAGTGGTAGCATTATAGTTACTGCAAGAGGAAGAACTGAAGTTTTGAATTCTGATTTTCATGATGTTCGAAATATTTACAGTATTGGATTTTATCAAAAAATTTCTGGTGTTGAATATAGGATTAGTGGCTTTGTTGATGGAACTGTCGATCAATTTTATATTGAAAACTATACAAGTGGCGATGTTATTGGAACAAGTCTTGAAATATTCCAAAGATTAGTTAACAATAATATCGGCTATATGAGTCATAAAGGTTTTAAAATTCAAATAGTTGGCGATTTAGAATCTTCGCTTGGCATTGTCAATGGAGCCAACAATTTGGTATCAACTCCATTAGAAAATGATTATTTCAAAGAGAATTATTTGATTGAAATTGATGGAGATTTATATTTTATACAAGAAATTGATGGTAACAATCCATCGGGAAATACTACAATAACTCTCGAAGGTTCAGACAGGTATTGGAAGACTTTATCTTCTGGTGGTACTTCAGAAAATTACACTATTTATAGATACGCCAAAACACAAAATGTAACTATAGCAGGACAACAATTTGATTTGCCAGAAGTTACATTTAACAGAATTGATAGGCGAGGCAGTGAAATGACAAAAAATTCAGAAAACATCAATCCAATAATGGCTATTGCATCAAAAGATCAACCAGAAGATAATTTTGTTGAATCTTTGAAGCAAAATGAAAAGATTCAATTTATAATAGATTACAAAGATGGAAATACGAAGAAAGGCGAATTATGATAAATCAACATGAAGCAATGACTGTAATTGGCGTAGTAGAAAGAATCATCGAATATAAAGATGGCAGCAAAGAAGTATCTGAAATAAAAAATACTATTTTGCGTAAGGGCAGAGAAGCCTTATCTAAAAGTCTAGCCAATATTATTGGAAGCACTTATGATTATTTCATAAATCGTATGCTTTTTGGTGATGGAGGAACCAGTGGCGGAACTCTTAAGTATGTTGATACTCAAAGAACTGGTTTGTTTGGTATTACTAGATCTAGCAAGCCAGTCATTAGTCAAGTTGATCCAAACATTCCAAGTCAAGTTGTTTTCACATCTGTGTTAACATTTGATGATGCTAATGGATACGCTCTCAATGAAATGGCACTTCAAATGTCGAATGGTGATTTGTATAGCATGGTAACATTTGCAGATTTAAACAAAACCTCCTCCATGCAAATAACTTTTAATTGGCGTTTATCATTTGTATAAAGATTGGTTAAAATATGGAAAAAAATATTGTAATTTTGGATATAAAATGCCAAGATCTTAAAAAAAATATAAAAATGTTAGTATTAGACAATGAAGTTTTTGATTGGGGTCTCGACAAAGAATCCATCAATCGTGCAAAAAAAATGATTGATCAAAAACCAGATATGAAAGAATCAATCATTATGTCTATAATCAATCATTTTTTAGAATGTTTTTCTGATTTTTGTGGCAGAAACATAACTCTAGAAGAATTTCTTTTAATTATTGAAAAAGGAAGTATTTAAATGACTTCTCCGCTAACATTTCATGAAATGGATGATCGATTTTACATCAAAGAATCGACTATTTCTGGTGCTGGAAAAGGTTTGTTTGCCAGAACAAAAATACTTGAAAATGATAGATTAATGATTAAGGGAATTCTTGTTGAAAAAGATAGTCCTGCAGATTCATGCACGGCATTTTCAAATTCCTATAAATTTGCAGCAAGTTTGATATTATTGCCTAATGGAGAAGTCGATTGTGGTAATTTTTTTATTATACCACTTGGATATGCTGGAATTGTAAATCATATGGCTGATGAATCGAAGCGTAATGTTCAAATAACTTATCTTGGAAATTATGAAATTGCTTATGAATTTTTAAAAGATGTTGATAAAGACGAAGAAATATTGGGCAACTATGGAGATGAGTGGCAAAAAATTCTAGCTTGGTCTGATTTGCAAAAATCAAAAAATAAAACAGATATTAAATTGTGGAAAAAATTTTTAGATTTAAATTTATATGATCTTGGTGGTTTAAAATGAATTATTGGTTGGATAAAAAAAAGCAAGAAGAAGAAAAATATAAAAAAAACAATAATAAATATTACATTGTAAATTCTTTCCCAAAACAATGGAAAATTGTCGGTAAGAAAAACAATAAAAAAAGTCATATATAAGAACAAAGGATAAACATGGTTGATCTATCAAGACTCCCAACACCAGAATACACTGCTCAGAATCCATATCATTATACATATGATAACATTCCAATTAAACAATTGGCAGAAAGAGATGTTCTTATAAACAATGAATTAGAAAATGTTTCGAATATTATTCGTAGTGGTGCTGGAACTCAAGGAAATATAGCAAATAGAATAGATCAATCAATTGATGAAAATGGAGACTTAAGACCATATGCGGTTGATGAATCTCTTCACAATATAGCGGAACATACAGATGGATCAAAATCAGAAGATTTTGGAACATTGAGTTATATCAACACAACACTTGGATTTTCAAGTGTTGTAAATCCAGTTTCTTATGTCAGAATGTTAGATGTAGAGAGATCTAAGTTAAATTTAATCGCTGAAGAAGCTACAGATATTGATTTTAAAGTAGTGACACCTAGCAGTACTATAACAATTCCAGAAGGAACTATATCCTTTGAAGCATCTGACAATATTTATTGGGAAATAACTGGTCCTTCTGGACCTTCCATGCCATATGTATTAAAGCCAATGTTGGGTATTGGTACAACTTATTTTCACAACCATTATTATAATGTTGAGCCAATAACAGCAAATTACATTGATTATACAGTAAATTCAATAAGCACTCCGTATATCGAAGGAAGCTTAAGGGTCTATATCAATGGGATTAGTATAAATGATAGTGCTTCAGTTTATGTTCCTACTAGCGACCCAACCGATCCTTGGGTTCAAAATAAATTTACTTCAGATTATGCTAATGGATCTTTTGCTCTTGATATTGCACTAACAAGTAATGATATAATAAGAATAGATTTTGATATTTCACTTTCATGAGAATTTAGAATGAATGAACCAAAAGATTTGAATTATGGATTCATTATTATTGTTCCAGAAAACAACCCAAAATTAGTTGAGATAACAGTATCTTCAATTAAGAGTAAATTCAATAAAAGCCCATTTATTTGCATTGTTACTAGCGATATATCTCCAGAAAACGAAAAAGAAATTTCACAATTTTGCCCAATATATAAAGCTGGCAATAGTTATTCTTCATTAATCAATGAGGGAATAAAAAATTCTCCATCAGAATGGAATCTTATAATTATATCTGGAACATCTATAAGAAATAGAATTTTAAGAAAATATTCTTGTTTTGTTGAAAGCGAAAAAGATATTTTATTTCCAATTGTTGATAGAAAGTTAAATTTCATTGATGGAACAGTTAATGGAATATTGATACATAGAAATGCACATCAAAATCTTGGCGATATCCCTCAAATGAGTACGCTCCAAGAATGCAAATCTCTTTGGGCTGAAAGAGCTTTAAGGCATGGATATAAATTTAAAGCAGTGGTTGGTGCTGGTTTAGTTTAAGGGCATCTTTGCTTTAAAAGATACCAAGTATCATCGTATTCCATACCTTTATCAACACGATCTAAATAAACATATAGATCACTCCATGATCCAAACATATGATTTAGCGGAAATAAGCCAAAATACCATACTGGCAAGTTTTCAATTCCTGTTGGGCATACAAGTAAAGTTGGCTTCATAGCTCTCCAGCTTTCTGTAATTTCGTGATGTGTCCCTGTAGTTGGAATTTTATATGGTAAACAAGCTATAAGAATATCAGATTTATAGACCATGCCTAAATCTTTTCTAACAAATTCTTCTGCAATTTCTTTCATTCTTTGAAAGTTTTTTGTTTCTTTGGCTAAAGATATTTCTGGCAACCACTGTTGTTTTGGGTCTGTAAATGGGTCAAAAATCTTTAATCCAAAATTATTTTCAAGTATGTTAATTGGTTCCGTTCTCCAATTAAGATCATTAAATTCGATTGGTCCACTCAAATAAACTGAAGATCCCGCCAGCATGTTTCGCTCCTATTTGGGAAAAAATCCATTTTAATTTATTTTAAAAAGAAATCAATGGAGATTTGAAACTCTAATATATTAAGGAGAAAATCATGGAAAACACGAACATTTTGAATCAAATGAATGAAATTTTAAATTATGAGATGGCTGAGAGGCATAGTTATTTCCAAATGAAATATTTCATTGTAAATAAAGAACCTACCACACAATCTAAAATGTGGCAATGTCTAAGAGAAATAAAAAGTCGATATGAGTCTCTGCAAGCATTAGATTTAGAGATAGATGAAAGCAAGGACAACCTAGAATTGATTGATATTAACATAAATAAGATGATAGCCATATATGATAAAAAAGTATCAATAGGAAAGCCTTCTGATTCTTTGAAAATATCTGAAATTAAGATAAGAAAAGCAAAAAGACAGAGAGTTATGGCTGATAAGAATATTGAAACTCTTGTTAAAAAGAAAAAGAACCTAGAGGAAGAGGCTAATTTCTTTGTGCTTTCATTTAAAAATTTGGAAGTGGTTGAGCCTTTAAAGGATTATGACGATTTGGAATCGCAAAAACAATATTGGGGAGAAAAGCTATTGCAAAAAATAAATTTAAAAATGTTGTTGCAGTCGCAGGTAGATACAGAGT